AAAATAAAAACGACACTCTAGCACAACCGAAATAGAGTTGTGTCCGGTGGGGGGGGGGGGGGGGGGGGGTAAACACCCCCTAAACGCCACAGAAAGGCCCTCTACGGCCTTTTCTGGCCATTCGGAGAGCAAAACCACTCCCGGAGCCTACAGGCCCTTAAATGCCCCTACAGGCGGCAATAAAGGGATATGCAAAAAGCTAATTTCCGGCGCACTTGCGGCGGCAATGCTGCTCGCGCTCGCCGGGTGCGGAGGCGGCCACGGCTCCAACGACCTCGCGGACAAGCAGGCTACAGAGGACGCTATTGAGACGTACATCACAGAGCGAGTTACAAAAGAGTGCGGCTACATTCTCGACGAGGGGGAACCGATTTCTGTCCTCATAGTGAACGGGCAGGCCAGCGTAACCATACGGACGTTTGCGGACTTCTGCATACCCGCAGCGGCGGAGGAGCTTTTGCCCGTCGTCCTTGAGGCCCTTGAGGAGAACGACACCGACCTCGGAAAGGTGAGCTTCACCTACTACAGGACGAACAACAGCGGCGTAGTGGACGGTAGCATGGTAGACTGGACGACAAGGGACGGAGAAAAAGGTACGTTCGCCTCGGAGCCGGACGACACCACGCACACGGGCTACACCGTCGAGGACTTGCAGGACTACTACAAGGACTACGAGGAGCTTGTTGAGAAACTGCGCAGCGGGGAGCAATGAGCCGCTGGACGCGCCAGCTATCCTCCGGGAGGAGATTTCACTCTACCAGCAGGGCATGAAAAGGAACCATAACCACCGCACAGAAAATTAAATCTTCTTTCCGCAGATATGCGGGGAGAAAAAACCCGAATTATTCCCGGAATGGTACGGTATTTACCCGCTATGCTCCGATTTTTGCGAAAATGATACGGGAAAATAACCAAATAATTCGATTTCGACGAATTTGTTTCGCCCGGCAGAAAGACCGCGTTGCGGTAGTTTCCGGGGAGAATACCGTATCATTTCGGGATTTACGGGACAGAAAGACTACATAAAACCAACGGCAGCAGAATTTAAGGAGGCGGAAAGCCCTAAAGTATAGTATAGGATAGTAAAGAAAAGGAAAGGGAAGTAGAGTAGAGAAAGAAAAAGAAGAAAAAGAAACCAGCCGAAAGGAGGACATCACAAATGGCCGACAATTTCTACGCGGATTGGTTTTCTCGCACTCAACCACCCCGGCCTACGCCGGAACAGATGTGGGAGCGGGAAACCGCGCAATTACGCAACTTTGCCACCTCGGAGACAGCACAGCAGCTCATAGAGCGTTTCGACGTGCCGGAAGTTGAGGAGGCGGAGGAGCTGTTCAAGAAAGCGTTGCAGGAGATTGCAGACCCGGACACCCGGAACAGGATTGATATGGCGGCAGGACAGATTTCACGCGCCTATCAGATTTTGGGCTTCTGCGCCGGACGTTTTTCACAGGACAGCCGGGCGCGTATTTTTTAGGCTTATTTGTGATAACCTTGCAGCAGTTACATGGCAGTTCTCCTTTTAGGGATGTTCCAGAGAATTCATGCCAGAATTGTAACAAATTGTAATCACTTTGTCAATACTTTTCAGAGAGATTCGCGGGGAAATTCTGAATTTTTTTGAGCTTTTCAGAATACTTCACAGGATTTTACTGGAAATCCACTGGAAAATATCCTGAAAAACCTGTTCCTTTTCCGCGTCATTGAGGATTTCGTGGCGGCTTTTGTCGTACAGGATCAGCTCCACGTCCTCCATACCAGCCTTCCGGAAGGCCTCGGCGCTTTTGCGGACGCCCCGGCCGTAGTTGCCAACCGGGTCCTGGGTACCGGCTACAAAGAGGACTGGTAGCTTCTTGTCCATCCGCGCCAGGTTTTCCCGTTTCTGGTTCATCCGGATGCCAGTGAGCATGTCC